CTCTCGCCTATATCTACCCATTTGTTACCAGTATAGACCTGTAGAACACCCAAAGTGGTATTCCATATAATAGATCCTGCTGTAAAGTTAAGAGTTGTTTTGTCTGAATCATTAACTTGTCTAGTTTGATCTGGATCTACAGCACCTAAGTTAATTTCTAATATTCTTACTAACCTGTTGAAAGTTTCTGGGCTAACATCTCCTGTAGCAATAGGTAGCTGAGTTTGTAATATTTTGCTCATCTCTTGCCATCAGGCCTTGTATCTATCCTAGTAGCTCCTAATCTCCATCCAATATCCAAGTTACCATCATTCGTTGCGTCATCATCAGATTCAAATCTTAAAACCATTTGTCTAGCCCTACCTCTGACATAAGCTTGTGTAGTTGTTTCGGTTATTGCATTTGTAGAATTTGTAGTTAAAGAATCTCCAGGAAAGTTTCTTGTTTTAACTACTATATTTATATTACCTGAGTTGTTATTTTGTAAAAACTTAAAATCTGGAATGATCCTTCTTATAAAAGTAAATTGTTCACCATCACCTAAATCAAAATCAGAACTTTCTATAAACACATTAGCCATAGGTGATCCATCATCATTAAATCCTTTTTCTTGTTGATATAAGTAACCTCCATTTACAGCTCTAGGATAATTTTCTATACCTGAATCTAACCAAGCTGTTCTTGTTAAAGATCCATAAATCCATAAGTTTTCTATATAATTATAAATAACGTATCTATCTATTTCTGTAGAATTAGCTGAACAATAAAACCATCCAACCTCATTTTTATCTGCAATAGTAAATGCATTAAATTTAAAAGACTGTCCTAAATTTATGTCACCAAAAACATAATTGTGAACGGTACAAGGAATGGTTTGAACACTACCGTTATAAACATAAAAATTATTGTAGCTCATCCAATAGATACCTTGAGGAGCTGTAACAGCTGCTTTGGGTCCAACTAGACCTATACCTTCATTAATTAAATTAACTCCAAAGGTAAATGGAGGACCAATAAATTGCATACTATAAAGAGCGGTATCAGTCCAAATCATTATTTCTTGTCTTGATTTGACAGCTCCTATTATTGAAGATCCTGAAGACAATCTAAGAGATCCTGCTGTATTTGTATTAGTAGGTTCAAATTCTAATTCATTCTCTTGATCGCTAAATGCTATAAACATAGGATCAACCGTACCTGTTCTGGAAGTGCCTGATACAGGATCTGCACCCAATATTATTAAGTGCCTGTCTTTTTCTGAAGTAATGACTTGTAGACCTACGGTTGGAACTTGATTTGCACCAGTAATACCGGAAAGCTCAACCGCTCTTGTACCTACTCCATTATTTTCTACCCATTTATAAATACCACCTGCTCTTGCATTTATAATTAAATCTTCTCCAAAATTATCATGTGTCCACAATCTTAATTGGTTAGTCAAACCCAAAGCGCTTGTGCTTCCAAAAGACCCTGCTCCCCACCCATCTATACCCCAACCTGTACCAGGAACGTAAACGTCTAACCCCACATTTATTTGATAAGTTCCAACAACAGAGGATCCTCCATTACCGCTGTCAGATGCATTTGCAGTAACTGTTGTCCCTGAAGTATCCTTTGCTTCTATTGTATAGCTATTGTCATTTACTATAGTTGTTATTTGATATTCTTGATTTAAAACAGTTGCTGTTATATTTCCCCCTAAACTAGATGCTCCAGAAAAAGTTACAAAGTCATTTTGTACTGCTCCATGAGCTGTATCTGCAACTGTAATTGTTGCATCTCCATTAGTTGCGGAAAATGTTACATCACCAGCAGAAGTAGTGCTTCTTATAGGAGTTATATCATTAAAAACGCCACCGGCTTCAATGTAATATTTTAGATGAGTACCTATCCCAAGATATTTTGTACCTCCTAAAGAAACCCAAGGATGTAAGGCTCTAGCCGTACCTAAATAAGTATTGCTTGTAAGCTTACTCCATCCTCCAAACTTTTCTGGCCTTCCTTTTCTAAACCTTACTAGATTACAATCAAACCAACCGCCTTCATTATCGTAGTCAGTACCTTCTCTATAAATACCAGGTCTGAATATTGTTTTTTGTAATGCCATTTAAACCTTGCTCCATTCCTTACCTTCAAACAAATTAGCTTCAGCTTCTCTACGTTTAACCAATCCACCTAAGATAACACCACCAGCTTTGTTCCAACGTTTTATTTGTTCAGGCACGCCACCATAATCTCCCTCATTAAGAATACGCAATAAAGTAGATTCTTTTAGATTAGTTGGTCCTAAGTTATATACCCAACATACTAACGAATCAAACTGACATTGATCTAACGGCACCTTAACCATATCGTTAATATAACCTTCATACTCAGGCATTTCTTCTTTTAACAAATGTTCGGCTTCGTCTTGGTTGATTTGATCCCCATTTTTTACATCTTTTGTATGTCCGTAGCCAATTGTCCAAACTCCTACGGAGTCCTGATAAGCTTCTAGCTTACATCCTTCGTAGTTTTTAATTAAAGATATACCTTCTTCAGATATGTTCATACTAATCGTCCTTTGGTGTGTTGGATGCTCCGAAATAAAAACTAATAATAGCTGACGCTAAACCGCCTAAATATCCTAATACTAAATTTATTAAAGCTTCTGAGTTCTGTTCTGGAGGCTGAATGGTCACTAAGAATATATATCCCATAAATCCACCAACAACAGCTATACCTATGATTCTAGCTGTCCAGTCTTTAGAAAAAGTTTGTCTAGCGTTTTGTGTATCTTGCACTTCTAGTTTAAATACATCCACCTCTAGCTCTTTCATCTTAACCTCAAAATCAGCTTCAGCTTTTTTTAACTCAAGCATCTGTTCAGGTGTTGCATTATCTAAAGCTTTTTGTATTTCTTTAGGTTCGTTTTTACAACCCAACACATCTGCAATCATATTTGCAGCCATGCCGCCCATAGGGCCTCCTAGCGCTGTACCCAAGGTTGGTGCTACTGATCCGACTAAGTTTTTAAGTAATGCTTTCATATGTCCTCCAAAGTAAATATTTTTAAAGGTTTACTAATACCTTTAACTTCTATTGGTTTTAATGATTTTAGCTCAAAACCACAATTTTTTGCAGTTTCCTCTGCAATTATTAAATCTTTGCCTACAGTCTTACAACTAGATTCGCACCTAGCAGCTATATTTACGGCAGATCCGATAGCCGTATAATCAAATCTAGTAGATGACCCACAGTTTCCAATCACAGCTTCACCAGTATTAACACCTACGCCTATCTCAACTCCAACATCAGAAGATCTAAAGTTATCTTGTATTTCTTTAGCACACATAACGGCAGCTTGCTCATGATTATCTAAGTCCAAAGGAGCGTTGAATATAGCAAACATCGCATCGCCAATATACTTGTCTATCATTCCACCATATTTTTTTACGGCATCCGATTGAATTGTTAGTGCCTGATTCATAATTTTAGTTACTTGTTCGGGTTCCATACTTTCACTCATAGCAGTAAATCCACGAACATCAGTAAACAAAAAGGTACATCTTTTTTTTTCACCACCTAACTTTAATAATCCAGGATCTTTTTGTAATGCTTTTACTTGCCTTGGATCTAAATAATGCTCAAATTGTTTTTTAATCTGTTGTCTTAATTTATATTGCTCTCTAAATCTAAGGTAAAAAGCAACACTTGCACTAATAAATTGAGATATTAAAGCCCAAGTAACATCAATCAATACTCCATTTTGTATTGTATAAACGCCATAGAAGGCCGTAGAGACAAAAACTATGGCAAATAATGATATACCAGCAGTTATACCAAAAACATGCAAAGCAAGCCAAACAAACACCACAGAAAACAAAAAGATTAACATTTCTAAAGCAAGTGCATAATCAGGGATATAGGGGCTATCTTGTATCAAAATAGATTCTGCAAGTGCAGCTTGTATTTTATGCGGTTCTAACAAACCTGCGGGTGTGGCAATTTGAGGCATAATGCCTTTAGCTGTAAATCCTACAAAAACAAATTTATTTTCTACATTCATTTCTGAAAGATTAGTTTGTGGTGTGTTAACCCAACTCACCCATTTACGGCCTAATGAATCTACCGGTACTGAAGGTAGCCCTTTTACTCTTACTTCTTCTAGACCATTATCATTTGTTTTTATAATGTAAGTATCAGCTCCAGCTAAAACTTTTAAAACTTCTGTACCGTATGTTGATACCCAACCGTCAGGTGTGCGCATTAAAAGAGGCAATCTACGAACTAAATTATCTACATCTGTCCTAGCTACTGCTAAACCCTGGCTGGCGTTGGCTTTTAAAATATCTATATTTTGTATTACACCTTCAGACATAATGCCTCCGCTCTCTGGCCCCAGAATGACTGTTCCAGAAGTAGGTGGATAATTACCTTCTCCCTCAAACATAGCAAGAACACTTGGAGAAAAACTTAGAGCCTCTGTAAAATCAAAGTCACCACCAAATCTATCAGGTTGTGGAAAGGCTATAACCCAACCCACACCTAATGCACCTTTTCTTAATAAATTAATGTGTATTTGAGCTAATGTTTGCCTAGACAAAGGATACCCACCTTCATTAGTAATATCATTCTCATTTATATTAAGAATTACAAAATTACCTGAAGGTTCTTTATCTGTTACTAAAGAATCAAAAGTTTTTAACTTTAATATTTTATAAGCCGTAGGTTGAAAATAGTAAGTTGCACCAAGCAACATAAATAAACTTACAAATATTATTGTTTTTTTCATCCTGATCCTTGTTTAATTGTTATTGTTGTAGAAGAACCACCATTAATCTTAACTGTATTAGCAACACCATCTTGTATAAGTATAATCGTATAACTGTCAGAGCCATCAAGATTTAATCTTGCACTTTGGTTTACTGTTCTATTCAAACTTATAGTTTGCCCTGTGATTATAGTTGTAATCTGTGTATCTTTATCTTGTCCTATTTCTGTACCAACTATACGAATGCCTACACCACCTTGTTTTAATTGATCTTCTTCTTTTGATATAGCAAGTGCATCTATTACATTCAATAAATCTTCAAGAAAATTTACATCTAAATAATTTATATCTAGTTCTGTAAACTCTAGGTCTGCTTCTGCATCAAGAAAATCTTCATTCAAATAATCAATATCAAGATCATCAAACTCTAAATAATCTATAGATGATTGTGTTCTTGTCTCCTCTATTGATTGTTCCGTTTCTTGTGGAGGATTTACAATCAACATGTTATCTATTAAGTCTAGTGATATATCTAACGTAACAGGTTTAGTGGGATTGTTTTCATATACAGATACTGTAGTAGCTTGATAGGGTTTATTTAGTGTAACGCTACCCATAGCTGTAGCTACAACTATCTCGCCACTAGATATACCATTTTCATCAGGCAATAATATAACTAGACTTCTACCTAATTCATCTACCGTACAAGTAAAGTCTGTACCCCTTATGGCTATATCGGCAGTAGGTGTCTTTATAGATATGTTACTTTTATTATTAAATTTGCCTGTAATAAAACGTGCAGTACCACTTGCAAACTTGAGTGCCATTTTAGATTTTGATGGATCAGGGTCATAGATGTATTCATCTATAACCAACTTAGAATGTTCGGTTAGTTTAACTGTAGAATCGTCTTCAAAGGTTATGGCAACTCTGCCCGCTTCTGTACGGACATCATCCATTTGTTGTATGTTGAACTCTAGTTCAGCCCCGTAGGTTTTGTCTCTTAAGACTTGTGCGTTGCCTCTGAGTTCAGATATAGAACCTATATCAACAGACGAATGAAGTTGTTGCGTCTGACTGAGTAACGCAAACTGTACCATTAGAGCCAACAGATGTAATCTTGAGCCAATCATTATCAGATGTAGATTCCTGATCTATATTAAAAGTCCTGTCGCCACCTGTATGATCTAAATAGAAATAACCACCAGCATATCCATCACCATCATAAGTAACTGTATTATCATCACCATCAATATCCATATAGTTAGTAGCTCCATCTACATCTATGGCTGCTGTAATACTGTTGCCTCCGCCCTGTATGATCCAATCTAAGTCTAGATTAGCCGCTAGTGCAGTCATAGCGTGATTGAGTGTCATAGTGTTTGTATTACCTGTAACCTGGACATTTACATTAGATCCATCAGCACCCGTTGCGTTTGTTTCATCTGTAGACATATTAAAGGTATTGCTGTCACCTATAAATGAAAAATAACCTGTGTAAGTATCTGCCCATATATCACCAAGAAATTTATTTGATGCACCTTTCTGTAATATGTCTAGCGTCATAGTTGCACCATCTAAATCTAATGGAGTCATATTAGAAGCACCAGCTGTAGCATCTGATCCACCAATAATATTACCGCCTCCGCCTACTTGTTCTATGTCTAAATTAGACGTGGCACCTGATTGATCTATGTATACCTCGTTGTCTGCTGTCACTACATTCAAAGATATAAATAAAAACGATAAGCTAATTAGCGTTCTTTTTTTTCCAATAGCCTTGTTCATATCCTTCTTCTATTGTACGCAATACCGCAGTCTCTACTGCCATCTGTAATGCTATATTTATAGACTCATTCTCTACTATACCGCTCTCAATTTCAACCAATTCAGTATTATTTGTATAAAATTTAAACAAATCTGTAGAGATAGCAGCGCTTAAAATTGATTTAGTTACTAGCACTTCTATTAATATTTTACCTGTAAGAACTGATACCGTTCTTAGTGATATGGTTACAGAGTCTTGTCTGTATTCTTTTAATGCACCAATACCTAAGTATCTTGCACCTGCACCTCCTGATTTGACATTAGTTTCATAACTAACTACTCCACCCTCCATCAGTAGGCCTGCGAATAACAAAGGTTTTAGTTCTTGTTTTTCATCAAAAGTTTCTCTAGCAGAACGTATTATTTGCCTTTCTTTTGTAAGATTATCTAAACCTGTTCGTTCAACAACATCAAAAACCTCTGAATGTTTTAAAGCTCTAATAAGATATGCATCAGGTGCTTGTGTTACTGCTGTACTAAAACTTGCATATTGACTATTACTTCTACGTTGCCCTGTATAATCACCAAAAGATTTAGTATAGACAGCAACAACAGGTTTTTTTATAGGTTTATCTGTATTAGCCAGTTCTGTAAGTAGTATGCCTATTTGCGCATCTTCTATATTTTTTATAGGAGGTATGGCGTTTTCTAGTGGAGGTATTATTAAGGCACAACTAGAAAGTAAAAGAACCGAGAGGTACAGTAATTTCTGTTGTATTGCCTTCTTCATCTGTAATTATTAATGTTACCTTATCGTCTTCTACTCTGTATTCTATGGTGTTGCCTTCTAATTCTAAAGTGCCAAACTCAGAAGCCGTCTCCCCAAATAAACTATCTACTAATTGCCTACTTAGTTGTGCGTATATTCTACTCTCTAGGTTACGTATAAATCTAGCCAGCGTAGTATTTTCAGCTTCACGTTCTAATTCTTCTTGATAAGCTTTTATTTCTTCACGTATTGCTTCTTTTCTTGAAAACTCTTGGTTTTCTATAGTCAAGTAGTGGCTTGAAGTGCCAATCCCTGAAAAACTGGGATTCTTAAACTTATGTGTCATTTCATCAGCAGCTACTGACAAAGTTACAACTAACAATACTAAAATAATACCTAGTATTGCTACTATTTTATCCCAGTCAGTCATCAGTCTTTTCGTTGGTCGTCTCTATCAGCCTTTGCAATCTTATTACTGTCTATTAACTGCGGTACACCTAATATAGTTTTAATGAGTGTGTCTTGACGTATTATCTCGTTATCCAGAGATCTAACTCTATCTATAAGAGCAACCAAGATCCCATGTTGTGAATCTAGCTTTGTACCTAGTCTTTGTTCCATTTGCTCTATTTGGTCAGCAACCTTATCGTCAAGCACATCAACTTTAGTTTCCATACCGTCAATAATACGGTTAATTAATTTCCAAATAAAGAACCCCAGACCTAACGCAGCAGCTATTGGAAAGCCTACTTCGTTAATAAATTGAACTGCTTGGTCCATTAATCTACCGGGGTGTGTAGACCTTTTTCAATAAGAATGTCCCGGTTACGCATGTGTTCAGCTTCTACGTCATCTTTTGATTGGCCGTAATAGGCTACTGCTAAATGACATTTAATCATCATTTGATTAATGTTTTTGCCATCAACAACAACATCACCTAAGACTCTGCCGTATTTTCCTTTAGAATCTTTAAGTTTTGTTTGTATAACTACTTTCTTTCCTTCTTCTACAGCTTCTTTTAAGAAAGCCCCAGCCATTTTTCCTCTAGCTTTTTCATCTTTGTTACGAGTACGTGACTCGGGAGTATCAATAGCATATAAGCGAACACGACACTTGTGAAAGATATCAAAGCCAAGATCCAACACAACATCAATAGTGTCTCCATCAACCACTCTTTCCACTTTACAAGAATATTCATACATCAGATGTACCTAGTGGCAACCAAACAAGTAATTAATACAGGGTAAATACCCCATATAAGGGCTTCAAGTCTTTTAAATTTTGCAGATCCTTCATCTAATCTTTTTTCAATATACTCAAATCTTATTGCAGACTCTCTTTCGTATACTTTTAAAGAAGTTAAATCAGAATCGTTTGTACTCATTCCTCGTCTTTTACCCTTTTTGTAGTGTAAGCTTCATTAACGTCTGGAGTTGATTTGTCATCACCAACAAACTTACCATCTTCATCTCTAGCTCTAACTTTAACTCTTTTAGTGCCAGTTACTTTATCTACTAATTTACCCCACCAACTCATTATTTATCCTTGGCCTTGCCAATATTTAAAGCTAAGAAATCTATAACTTTATAAAGTTTCGCTAACCATTTATCTCCTTGCGGAGTAGGTGTAACCGCAGCTACAAGTGAAGCTATAGCTATAATAGCTGTAACCCACATAAATAAATTAATCCACATCATTTTCTTCTCCTTTTCCGTTTGGTTTAGGTTCTTCTATAACTTCTAAAGTGCTTTGATAGGCAACTAAAGCAGTTACTCGTATGTCCAGTTGATATTGCAACTGTCCAATCTGTTCCTGAAGATTTTTAATTTCTGCTTGTAAAGTCTCTGTATATGCAATCCTTTGTTGTATTCTAGGATCTACAGACTGTTCTTCAGTTTCTTGTGTTCTTTCTTTAGTCATTACGAATTAGCTGATATATAAGCTTTACCTGTAGTAATAGCTGTACTGCAATCATCTTTTTTACTTGAAGATGAACCTGCTACGTTAGGTTTATCATCTTCACCATCATAAGCCAAGATAATTTCTAAGTGGTCAACGTTTTGCTGTACTCTTGTGTTTATGTCAGCTTGTGACATATCTGTATCTGCTTCTGCTGAACCACCAACATAAACAGATTTTTTACCATTTGTATTGATGTCGTTAATAACTGTTACGCTATCTGTTGCTGCTGTTAAGCATTCTGCTACTGTTTGAGTCATATTTATTCTCCGTTTAATTTATTTTCTAATTCTTCAACTTTTGCCGAAAGTTCTTGTACTGCTTTAACTAATATAGGTACAAACTTTTCGTATTGCAAAGCATATTGTTTGCCATCATCTGATAGGCTAGTTGTTAGATTAGTTTTATCAGATAAATTATGATTTATTGTTTTTTCTAAAGCGACAACATCTTGTGCTTTGAAACCAACATCCAACCAATCTTCTTTGTGTGTACCATCATGCTTAATACTATTCAAATCTGCATTAGGGTTTGCATCCCAATCTATATACTTATGTCTTTTATCCCAATAATAAGTATATGGTGTTAGTTGATTTACAAAATTCAAGCCAGCAGATAAAGGTTGAAAATCTGTTTTATCTCTCTCGTCAGATGCTACAGTTATTGATACTTGTGCATTTATTTTTGAGTGGTCGCCATTACCTATAGTAACTTCGTTATTGCCAGATGTTATTGAACCTCCTGGTGAGCCTGAATTACCAGAACTTGTACCTAATAGCATATTGTTACTACCAGTAGATATTTCTCTACCAGCTTGTTTACCGATTGCTATAGTATTGTTACAGCCTGATCCATTTTCTAGTGCTTCAACTCCAAAAGCACAATTACCAGAACCAGTTGTGTTATCAAGTCCTGCTGCCCTACCAAACCCAACATTATCTCCACCAGTGGTTAGTTTGCCTAAAGCTTCATACCCTACTCCTGTGTTATTACTACCTGTTGTTACAGCATCCCCTGACTCTGTACCAACCATAGTATTTTGTGCGCCTGTAGTGTTTACCTTAAGAGCATCATAACCAACTGCTGTGTTATTACTTGCGGTTGTACTGTCTCTTAAAGCTCTATGTCCTAATCCAGTATTTTTAGAACCTGTCGTATTTGTTGATATTGCGTTTTGACCAACAGCAACATTAGCATCCCCTGTGGTATTTGCATCTAGCGCAAAAGAACCAACTGCCACCATACTTGCTCCTGTGGTGTTTGCTATTCCTGCTTGATAGCCTACAGCAGTATTAAAATCCGCAGTAGTATTTGCTTGTAATGCTTGCTGACCTAACGCTACGTTATTTGACCCTGTTTCGTTAGACAATAAAGCATTAACACCAAAAGCCACATTAGATTGTCCAGTAGTATTAGTTGTTAAAGAGTCTACACCCACGGCTGTATTGAAGCCACCTGTTGTGGTAGCTGCCATAGCATCTTTTCCCACTGCTACGTTATCAGCACCTGTAGTGTTTGATAATAAAGCTGAATAGCCAACTGCTGTATTGTTATTGGCTGTGGTGTTAGCGTTTAAAGCAGATTGTCCAAGTGCTGTATTATAAAGACCTGTGGTAGTGCTTCCCCCAGAACTATCTCCAATAAATGTATTATGAGTACCTGTTGTTACTTCTGTACCTGAGTTATATCCAACAGCAGTATTAAAACGACCTGTTGTACAGGCATCTAAAGCATAAGTACCTACGGCTACGTGTCTATCGCCTGTGGTGTTTGATAGCAGAGCGTTCATTCCTACTGCCGTGTTGTTATCTGCTGTAGTGTTTGCACCTAAAGCTGATCTGCCAACAGCAGTATTATTATCTGCCGTCGTATTAGCGTCTAATGCTCCTACCCCTACTGCTACGTTTTCTGAGCCAGTTGTATTAACTAGCAACGAGTTATAACCAACTGATACGTTATTTTGACCAGTTGTGTTTGCCGCTAAAGCAGATGCACCAAACCCATTATTTCTGTCTCCTGAAATGTTTACTTTTAATGAATTAAGTCCAACTGCTGTGTTATCATCACCTGTAGTGTTACTGAATAAAGCTCTCTCACCTAGAGCAGTATTATTATAACCTGTGGTATTTGCATTTAATGCTTGTCTACCTACAGCCGCAAGACTATATCCTGTGGTGTTACTATTTAAAGCTTCTTGACCTACAGCAGTGTTTTGTCCACCTGTAGTGTTTGAACTTAAAGCTGATTTACCGACTGCGGTGTTATTGGATGCTGTGGTGTTTAAATTTAAAGCTAAATAACCTAAAGCAGTATTACTAGCACCTGTAGTATTTTGTGCGAGCGAAGCAACTCCCACAGAAGTGTTTCCATCTGCTGTTGTATTGTTTTCTAATGCTGTTCTTCCTAACGCAGTGTTAAAATCACCTGTGGTATTCGCACCCAAAGCAGATTTACCTACTGCTGTGTTTCTTGTACCTGTAGTGTTTGCATCTAATGAAAATGCTCCTATTGCAGTATTTTCGTCAGCAGTTGTGTTTGCCTTTAAAGCACTAAATCCAACTGCTACGTTATTTTCACCAGTAGTGTTAAAATGTAAAGAATCTCTACCGACTCCAACATTCTGTGCACCAGTTGAAGTGTAAAACAAACTTGCTTGTCCGATTGCAGTATTACTTGCAGCAGTCGTGTTTGCTCCTAAAGCATTGTTACCTAAAGCAGTATTATAGTTTCCTGTTGAATTGGCATCTAAAGCATACGAACCCAAAGCAGTATTAGCTTCACCTGTAGTGTTTGTTGTAAGTGAAGCATAGCCAATCGCTACGTTGCTACTGGCAGTTGTATTAGCGTCTAAAGCACCACCACCTATAGCTGTGTTGTAATTTCCAGTAGTATTTGCATACAAAGCCCCAGAACCCATAGCATTATTTTGAGTACCTGTAGTATTAGAATATAAAGCAGTTTTACCAAATGCTTCGTTATTACCACCTGTTGTATTTGTTGTAAGAGCATCATAACCTACTGCGGTATTATCGTTTGCTGTAGTGTTAGCATCTAGTGCATAGTTACCTACTGCTACGTTTCGCTCACCGGTCGTATTTACTAATAAAGTTGATTGACCAACTGCTGTGTTAAAACTTGCTGTCGTGTTTGTTGATAAAGCGGCATAACCCAGAGCAACGTTTCCTGCACCAGTTGTATTTGCGTCAAGCGCAAAAGAACCTACAGCTACACTATTTAGTCCTGTAGTGTTTGCTCCTAAAGAAGCATAACCTACTGCTGTATTATTAGAAGCAGTAGTATTTGCATCACCTGAAAGACCACCTATAAATGTGTTACGAATACCTGTGGTTACTGCAGTTCCTGCTTCAAAACCTACTGCCACGTTATAAGTATCTGTTGCCGATGTGAAGTTTTGTGAATCTAAAGCACCTGACCCAATCGCTACAGTTCTACTTCCTTTAGTGTCAGAAGCTAAAGCTGCTATGCCTATTGCTACGTTGAAATCAGCATCAGTTAAAGAATCACCTGCTAGGCCACCGATAAGGGTGTTTTGAACACCTGTAGTAATTGCTTTACCTGCGGCATAGCCAACTGCCACGTTATACATATCAACATTAGAAGCAGGGTCTTGAGTGAACAGTGCTTCATAACCAATAGCTACAGAGTTATCTCCATCTACATTAGTATATAAAGCCTGTGTGCCTAAAGCAGTGTTTCTTGTTCCTGTTGTATTCAAGCCCATAGCTTCATAGCCAATAGCTGTGTTGTAGTCAGATGTTGTAGATGCTCCTAGAGCTGTCTGACCTATAGCAATATTTCTGATGCCTGTTGTGTTAGCGTCTAGTGCTTGATAACCAACCGCTACGTTTGATGAGCCTGTAGTGTTTGCTGTTAAAGCTGATTTACCTACTGCTATATTATCATCACCGCTAGTTAAAGATGCAAAAACATCTACACCTAAACCAACATTATTATCAGCAGCATCTATAGTACCTGTGGTTGTATCTCCAATCATTATTGAGGATGTACCAAAGGTCTTACTGGTTATGCCATTAACAGTTGCACCTCCAGAAGTAGTACCTATGTTTAGACTAGCAAAAGCATCAACTACTGCCGCTCCACTACCAGCACCATCTAAGTAAACTGCTTTTACGTCCCCTGGAGGTATAGTTATGTTAGCTCCAGATCCTTGCGAAATAATAATGTTTTGTGATCCGCTCGTCCCGTTTTCAATAAACTGCATCCTTTTCATAGTGTTAGGTGCAATAGTTATAGTACAAGCCGAGTCTAAAGTTCCTGTATATTGAAGATACATAGCTCTGCCAGCATCAGAACTTCCGTCTGCTACTGTAGTAGTATGTGTATCTGCGTTTGTGGTAATTGCTTCTGTACCAAATCCAAGGGCTTCGCCAATTAACTCCAGGTTAGTATTCGTACTTGTTCCCCAAGTTCCTGACTCATCACCAGTAGCAATTTCTTTTAATCTTAAATTATTTACATAAGTGGCCATTTATATCTCCGTTCATTTGATTATATTACCTTTCTTGTGGATAGTTAAGCAACATCTTCCCAGTTAGGTGTTTGGTTGTTATCTATACTGCTAAAGCCAGAAGATTGTGTATCTGTAACATCACTATAATTAGGCGTTTGAGATTCATCTACAAGGCTCCAAACAAATAAATTTCCTAACTCTCCTATGGCTGATACGCCTGTTAGGGATACTGTACCTTTAGCTACTACAGTAAGGGATCCTACGGAGCCTGTCGCAGATACACCATCTACATTAAATCTAGCGTTGTGATGAATAGTTACAGAACCTACAGATCCTGTTGCACTAACTCCAGATACAGGAACGTTTGCCTCACCATCTACATCAACTGATACAGATCCTAATGTGCCTACAGCGGTTGGTAAGGTAGCTACTGCTTGTCCGTTTACCCCTACTCCAGATACGGCTCCAGTAGCAGATTGTCCAGTAGGCGTTACATTAGCCTCTGCATCTGTAGAAGGTGTGCCTAAAGCACTTGTAGCAGATTGCCCAGATAGTGTGACATTAGCTTCAGCATCTGTTGTTACAGATCCTAGTGCGCTGGTTCCTGATTGCCCTGTAGGAGTTACATTTGCCTCTCCATCAATAGATACAGAACCAACAGCAGATGTCCCTGCTTGGCCTGTTGGTGTTACATTAGCTTCACAATCAAAGGTAGGTGTGCCTACTGCTCCAGTACCTGCTTGGCCGGTAGGAACTATATTAGCTTCAGCAACTATACTTATAGATCCTACAGCAGAGGTAGCAACTAAAGTAGAAAGCGTTACGTTTCCTTCAGCGTCAACGCTGACAGAACCTAACGCAGAAGTAGCAGCTACACCAGATATGGTGAAGCTTATAGGTACAGAAGCAGGTTGACCCCAAGGACCGTCACCCCAGCCAGCTCGACCCCAGCCTGACATTTTAGGTTAAGCTATTCTAATAATAGCTGTACTTGCTGCCGCCGCAGGAAAAACTACCGTAAAATCGCCTGCCGTTGAAGTTTTATCCCCTCCAAAATCAATAGTAGCTACTGATTTGTTACTATCGGTTGAATTGTAGATCATACACCCTCTAGCAGTTATGGTAGCCGTACCAAAGGTTAAATCAGCAAAATCAGTAAAACCTGTAGTGCCGCTTGATGTTGGATCTACTCTAGTAAGGTTTGCTCCACCAGAAGTGTAGTTAGTTCCTGATGCCTGTCCAGTTGTTGTAAACGCAGTAGTGGTAGCACCTAAAGTTGCTGAACTTGTGTATAAAGCAAGTTTAAAAGTATCTCCACCTGAGTTTTTGAAGTTATGGACGGCTTCTAGCAGCTCTTTTTTAAAGCTGGTTGTTAATGTTGATGTGATAGCCATATTTATATCCTTTTTACAATTTCAGCTACATCCTTTTCTCCAGCCGTCATAAGCTCTTGAATTAATGTAGCCTTATAAGATTTTATAGCATTATGTATATAAATCAAACTAACTTGATATATCAAATCTTTGTAAGCTCTAGCTTGTTCTTTTATATGTGGATCTTCACTATCACTTGAACTTACAATTTTTTCTGTAAGTCTTTCTGCCCAAAACTCAGGAGGATGACCGCCATAGTTGCTTGTTTTAGCTTCTATAAGGCCCAAACCAGGCATACCTGCTGGAGTTACTTCATCTACCATTTTTTAGGCTCTATCGGTTTAAGGTGAGAATCATGCCTATCTATAAGCACAGGCTCTTGTTCTTGTTTTACTATTTCTAAGTCGTTTATACGCTCTAATTTAATTCCCTCTTCATCTACCAAGATAATGTAAGGATTTTTTAACCTATGATAACCGTATAGTTTTTGCTCTGCTGGAACATCTGTATCTAATAATCCAGAAGTATGTGCAACCTCAACTTGCATATCAGCAGATATACATTTACTTAGCCAGAACTCTACACAAGCTCTTCCTGACTCAGCAAAATGCAAATTACCTTTATAAGAAAAATCTATACCAAATAATTTTAAGTTAGCAACTTCATTCCAGTAAGCAAAAGCAACTGCGTAAGCAACTGTATTGTTTAAATAATGACAATTAGAATAAGAAACTACTTCTTTTAAGGGATATTCAACTAAACCAGGACAACGATCATCTAATTCACAAGTGTATATTGGACCCTCATGATTTTTTAAAAGATCTACCATACTGTCAGTTTGGCCGCCTGCATCATCTGTATCCAGAAACCTAGATGCTGGATCCATCATAAATACTCTGTCGTGAAATATAACAGACCCTACGCCATTTATAGCCCACACTTCATCAAAGTGTACCCCATGAGATTTTGCTAAGTTGTAGTCAAACCAACTTTTACCCATACCCACAATAGCAACAGTCTTGCCTTTAAGACTTTCAATTTTTTCCATTTACTCTCCTTATTTAAGTAACAGAAGATCTAAGAGAATCATAACGATATTCGTCTCTTCTTCCTCTTGCTTCTGCTTGATTCTTCAATCTTAAAACTTCTAAATTAAATCTTTGTTCATACAGTTGCATTAAGTCTGCATCACCCTTCATAAATGTGTATGCTTCTACCAAAGCACCATAAAGCAAACCGTTTCTAGCATTATTAGATAACCAGGTTCCTGTAGTGTCTACGGTTAAACTGTTTGGTTTGTATAAATAGTGCAATTCAACTGTATAGTCTGCATCTGGAACCGGAGCTACAATCAAGGTAGATCCGTTGTTTGATGCCGTTGATAATTCTTTGTCAAAGTCAGCATAGTACAAAGGCTTTCCTCTTGCAGATGTATCGGTAGGATCTGCATCAAACTCTCTCATAAATGTAGTATGTTTTTTATCTAAATATTGATATGCACCTTCGCTATCTATAATCGCTAATGAAAAGCTTAACTGAAAGTCTGTCGGAGCGGTTAAATAAGTATTACCAGTTGTTAAAGATCCAGTAACATTTTTTCTAAAATAATCTAATTGTATTAGTTCAAATAATCTATCTTCTGCGTTAATAATGAAATCATTTAAGGTAGCAACAAAAGTTGTCTCCTCATTTTCCACATAATTTTGTATTAAAGTTTTTAACTCGGTTAATGTCATGACGTAGTAATTGTAACTTCACCTAATGATGCTGTCACTTTCT